AACCAAACAATATCATTCTCAGATTATACCGCCTACGCCCAACCCGCAGCAAATCGCCGCGCAGGTAAACGCATCGCAGCCGCTCAGCCGCGGCGGCGCACCCCCGCCCCCGGCGGAAACTACGGTGCGCGACAAGCCGCTATCGCTCGCGGACGCGATCACGGAGGCTAATGAGCTGAGAAGATTATAGCCAAAAAAGAAAGGAACCACCTATGGGAAATTTATATACATGGACGTATGACGCCGCCTCCGGCACATACAAATCTCACGCGATGTCCGCGGCCCTGCTCCAAAAAGCCGTGCTCAAATGTAAAATTGTCCAATACACCAAAAAAGTGGACAGTTTCGGACGCGGCCAGGGCGAAACCGTGACCCTGCCCTATTATAAATCAATCGCCGAGCCGGTTTCGGCGCAGCTCGAAGAAGACATCCGCATACCCATTGAGCAACTGCAGATGGGCGTTTACACCATCACAATCAAAGAGTGGGGCCGCGGCGTGGAATTCACCTCGCTGGCTAAAGACCTCTCCGTGCTCAATCCGGAAGAAGGCGCGCAGAAAGCTCTCCGCGACCAGTTGATGCTGTGCATGGACACTGCCGCCGCCCAAGCCTTCACCGGCCCGAACGCGAAAGTGGCCTTCATCCCCACATCACTTACCGGCGGCGTATTCGACACGGACGGCACGCCTTCCACAACCGCCCTGGTTAATCTCACGAAAGACCACATGGGCGTTTTGCGCGATTATCTGGCCAACGTGCTGCACACGCCGTTTTATGACGGCGAATGGTATATCGGCCTTTTCGCCACCAAGGCGCTGCGCGGGCTGAAAAACGACCGCGTGCTCCTGTCCTTCGATAAATACCTGCGCAAAGGCGATATACTGTATCGCAACGAAGTGGGCATGGTCGAAAATATCCGCACCGTGGAAATCAACCACGAAAACGCACTTTCCGATTCCATCGGATCCGGCAACGTGCTGGGTGAAGGCGTTGTCTTCGGCGAGGACGCCGTGGGCCGCATCGAGGTGGAATATCCGCACCTGCGCGTTGACCCGAACTATAAATCAGATTTCGGCCGCAGAAAAGCCGTGGCCTGGTATGGCACCGTCGCCTACGACGTGATGTTTCAGAGCGCGGACGACAGGGAATGCCGGATCGTCAAAATCGGCAGCGCGTAATAACGCGCCTAATGCGTAATTAACCGCCGCCGGCCAAAAGACCGGCGGCTCAACAAAAAACATTATCCAAGAGAGGAGATTATCCCATGTTACAGCAAGGAATTATGGCGCTGCCCTATGACGCCTATATCGATTACGACGACACCCTGGGCGTGGATATGGACCAGTCCCCCGCGGATGTCGGATTTTTCAAAATCCCGATGAAATGCGAAATTATTGAAGTGGGCGGAATTGTGACCGAAACCTGCGCCGGCGCGGACGCAAAGCCGGAAATGTCGTTTGACAAACGCCCGACCGCCGGTAGCGATTCTAACCGCGCCGAAATCGGACTGCTTAAGCTTTTGACCACCGCTGCCGGTAAGGTCATGTATGACAAGGCGCCCCGCGGCACGATCCTTTATCCCGGCCAGGAAATTGTCTGCAAAGTGAAAACGCAGGCCGCAGGCGTCGGCGCCGCCGGCCATGCTCGCCCGTATGTCCTGGTGAAACCTTTGGATGAAACAAAGGCCAACCTGACCAACATGGTCGAAACGACCTAACCCGCCCGCGGGTAAAAAAATAAACCAGCCGGCGCGGGCTTAATCCCCCGCGCCGCAGCAACAAAACTTTAACGAAAGGAAAAAAATATGGCCGCATTAACTTCAACCAACGTGGCGGTAGCTGTAACCCCCGCCCAAAGAGATATGGCCGGCGCCGGCGCGTTTAAAAATTTCACGCTGGCGCAGATCACTTTCGGCAACGGAACGCTGACTTATCCGACCGGCGGCGTGCCGCTGCCGGACAAAAGCGCTTTCGGCCTGCATAAAGCGATTGACCTGGTGCTGATCGAACAGCCGCCCGCGAACGGCTTTGTCTATAAATACGACAAAGACAACCACAAAATCAAAATATTCACACAGGGCGTTCTGACCGGCGCCACCGCCGCCGCCGCAAATGAAGACGGCGCGCTGGTGAAAAACTCCGGCGGCGTCGAAGCCGCCGCGCCGCGACTGCCCAAAACCGCCGCCAACCAAACCTATGATCTCGGCCCGATGATCGAATTGCCCAGCTCTATCGCGCCCGCGGCGGTGACGCTGCCACTGCTTGTTATCGGCGAATAAAGCAAGCGGGAATAGTGCGCAAGCGGCGCACTATTCCCGAAATTATAAACAACGAAAGGATTATTTTATCATGCAAAAAATACAAGTTAAAAAGCCAGACGGCACCGCGGAAGCCCGGATTGTGCACCGTTGCTATCAGGATATTACGGGGAAACAGATATTTCTACATGCCGACGGGAGCTACGCCTATAAGGACGGCTCGCCCGTTCAAGACGCCGCGGAATTCAACCTGTTACCCGAAGCGCACCGCCAGATCGCGCTGGCCTGGTGGAAACGTGTCGGAGAAAAGAAATCACAGGCCTATTACAGTCAGCTTGCCGAGCGCAACCAAAAGCGCGCCGGAGATTTTCAGGAAAAGCTTGCCGCACAGGAAAACAACACCCTGCTGGACAGCGTTCTTTACGGCCGCAAAGCGCTTGTTGCCGGCGGCAAATACGGCGCCATCGCAACACCGAAATCCTGGATGGAGCACGGCTTCTCTCATCGCCCGGATTGGTGGGGCCAGGCGAAAATTATCAGTTTCGCCAACTGCCAGTATGTCATGCAGGAAGAAGCGCCGCCTTCATCGGCAACAGGCGAAGACGCGCAAACAGCAGTAAAAAAGTAAATAAAAATAAAAAGGCCGCTGCGCCGCCGCAGGTAAAAACATGCCCGCAGAGTTAACAGAATTACGCACGGAAAATACCAAGACCTATGAACTGGCGCCGGGCCGGTATTGCACCGATGTTTTTTTCGGCCCGGTCCACTACAAGGACAACTACGCGGATCCGGGCGAACGCTGGAAAGACATCGACCTGCGCATTGTGGACGGGAAGGTAACCGCCGCCCCTTTTATCCTGACGCTGGAAGGGAAAAAGGCGACCATCCAAGACAAAAAAACCGGCAAAATTACCATCATCGAGCCGGAAGACGACTGCCAGATAATTGTCGAGCCGCGCCGCATCAAATTTCAACGCACCGTCGCCTCCGCCCCGGAACTGAAGCCCGCGCGTTTTAAAATCAAAGACGGCGGCCTGCCGATATTCTACCGCGCGAAAGACGCCGACGGCAACAGCATCCCCGTCAACGCGGAAATCAAAGACGGCATACTGACGGAAACGATTCCCGCGGAGTCGGAGAAAAAATACCCCCTAAAAATCGACCCGACAATCGACGTGCAAATCAGCGCTTCCACCGATGATTGCCTCTGCCGCGCATTGCCCTTAAGCGGCTCCGAAGTCGAGTGGACATTTTCCGCCACCGGGGTATTGCGCATTGGCTGTGTTATCGTAGGCACCACATTCCGCGAAGGTATCGGCCTGCGTTTTAATGCCGGCGTGCCGCAGGGCGTGCAAATTGATACCGGCTATGGAATCCTGACAGGGTATGGCAACCAGTCGACTGACACCGCCAAGGCCAAAATAATCGGCAATAAAGAGCCCGCCCCCGCCGCCTGGTCGAATTTGGCCAATTATCAGTCCCGCCGCGGCACCGTTGTGGGCGGCGCGGACAACACCAAACTTACCAGCGCCTCCGTGACCTGGGATCCCCTGCCGGATACCACCACGGACACGGAATTCAACACTCCGGAAATTAAAACAATCCTCCAGGAGCTAGTCAATCAGACAACCAATTATGCCGGCGTGCTGGCTCTTTTTATCGACGATCACGAAGGAAATTCTACCTTAATCGACGGGGCATTCCGCCGCGTTTATAGCTATGATGAATCTTCCACCAAAGCGCCCAAGCTGCATGTGGAATATACGGTCGTCGCGCCGGCGGTAACAACACAGGATGCCACCAGCCAGCAACCGACGCAGGTGACGGGAAACGGAACCATCACCAAAGCCGGTGGAACAATAACCCGCCGCGGCTTTTGCTATAAACCCTGGACGGCCGGCGGCGAGCCGCCGACGGTGGATGATAGTGTCGCTTACGAAAACGGCTCGTTTAACTATGTGGGCGCTTACAGCAAAAACATCACCGGCCTTGCCCCCGGAACGCTGTATGTAATACGCGCCTATGTTGTCAACGCCGCCGGCACCGCCTACGGCGATACCGTGCAATTTGCCACCACAATGGCCGCCCCGACCAACCTGCAGGCGACAACAAACAACGCCAATAAAGTAACTCTGACCTGGACCAAAACAGCCGGCGCGCTGTTTTACGATATTTACCGCGACAACGTGAAAATAGCCGAGCTGGGCAATGTGGACACTTACGACGACACTACTGCCGCGCCGCCAATAATCACGCCCGGCACGGCCGTGGCCTCCGACGCGAAATCGGCCACCAATGTGGAACTGAGCCTTACAGGTAGCTCCATCGCCGACGGCACCACGCACACTTATAAAATCAAAGCCCGCAACGTGCTGGTGACCAGCCCGTTTTCCGCTACGGCACAGGGATATCGCAAAGCACTTGCCGCCACGCTGTTATATCTGTGGCAACGCTCCGCCGGCGACGCCAACAGCGATTATTCCGCCCTGACCGCCGCGGCACTTGATGATCCGAATTTTTTAGATACTCATCCGCCCGCCGACGGCTCCGGACGTTATTACCGCTGCATTGTCTATCTGACCGGCGCGCAGAATAAAACATCCACCCCCAACCGCGGCTATATCCTCGCGCCGCCGACCAATCTGCAGGCGACAACAAACA